AAAGGTACTGTTGCCACTCAATTGCTGCTGCACTGATGTCAAATAAGTATACTTGAGTATTGTCAACAAAGTTAGAATACCCTGTTATACAAGCAGGTTTGAGTCCACCGCATACTCCAACAAAACAATCTAATGGTTGATCTTCCATAAACGCTGGATTTATCAGAGTTTCTGTGTTTAACACATAATATCCAATGTCTAATTTTTTAGTAATTTCCCTTAAATTGTGACCAAACCACCATGATGGTATGTCCATTGATTCATAGTTTTTGTCAGCAATAAGTTTTACAATCTCATCATGTGCGTGATCTGGGTAGCAATAATTTTTTCTTTGTCTAATTTTATTGGGAATATTAGTTATACTATGTCCGGCACGAATAAATTCAGCAATAACATTAATGCCTGTGTAATGATAGTCACTGGTGTATTCTACTAACTCTTCTGACTCAGGTGCTACCCACCAAGGTGTGTAATCATCGTGAACGTTATTTGTATCGCGGTGTGTTTTGCGTGTGGTAAGGGTGATAGAACCCGGCTGTTCTTCAAATGCTGGCTGCCCAACTGCTGTCCATGCGTTTAAATCAAGTGCAAACCACTGTGGGTGTAAATGGTAGTATCCGCCACGATCTAAGATATGACAAGCCAATGGAGAATTCTCAGACTTGGCATGGTCAATTGTGTCAGTTATTAGTGTTTGACTTTCTGGTAAATTGCCGGCTGCTACAACCCCAGCCCAGGCAAATCCGTTATTGGCTAGGTTTTTTAACTCTTGAGTGAGATCTTTTGTTTGGGAAAGATTAAACTGATATTGCCCGCGCAGTTTAAAATCAGTTAAATCAATTAGATTTTGTGCAATGTCGGCACAGTGAGGTTTTATATTGTCGTACAATACTATAGCAATGTCTTGAAATTTGTTATTCATAATTAATCAATAAGCTGGTATCCAGTAATCTGTATGTTTGGTGTGGTTCGCATGTATTCAAGTTTAGACAAATTGTCTATCCTTCCAACAATACAAAATCCGGTATGATCTAGTATTTTTTGTAGACTGTAACCTAGCGCATCCATGTCTGCTCGATTTAAATAATACCACTCGGTCAGTGCCTCGTCGACATTATCAGTATGGGGCGGAGGATACCAGCGTGTATTATCGGTAGCCCCAAGATGCATGTTCCAATTGTAACTAATGCGGTCAATCATTTTACAAGTTTGCTGTAACTTAGAATTATCATGGTGCGTCATACAACTGAATGGTTCTTTTCCAACGTATGGATAATCTAACTTTATTTCTCCAGGACGTATTACCCTGCTAAACTTTACAGGTTCTGGTATTTGATTATCTTCAAGTGGGTTCAAAAAATAATGCATACTAGCAAGATGGCGTTCTGTAAATTTGTAATCAAGTGGTGCTTCTGAAGTTTCTAAACTATGTAAGCAACAATGTAACTCGTCCACTAACTTCATTTGTGATTGATCAAGCCCGGCGTATTTGTGTATTCCAGCAACTACTTCTAAATCTTTGTGCATTGAATTAAACTGCACTTGGTTGGCCTCATAAAACTCAGTCCCTGCTTGAATATTATACGCAGACCAATCTAGTGTGTTAGTTTTGGCTGCTTGATCAATAAGGGTAATAAAATAGTTAATTGTAAATTTGGTAAAATCTGTAATGATCGGCACTGACCGGTCCGGGTCCACTTTTCTAATTGTTGCATGCTGATTAAAAAATTTTTCACCGATAGGTGTGTTATAGATGTTGATGTTAAAATCAATTGCTTGATTTATTTCTACGTATATTTTTGGCATGTAGATATTTATTTAGAAATATCAAGTTGAATATTATTCAACTTTGCCTTAAAACAAGTATATAGTAAAACAAGGAGAACATTATGACCATAAATAGATTCGCTACCTACTATAGTTAAAGTGAGATTCTCTTGAAATACTACTGTGTTGACCAATTTAAAACCCTTAGTCTAGTGTCAACAAATACTGGCAATGTGCTGATTTCGCCGTGTTGTGCAGCAAAACGATCGAGTACCAACTCAAATACATTTAATTTTACAACCAATGAATTTCTTGCTAGTATACGCAATAACACATTAAATGACATTCCCGCACCGGCATGCAATCATTGTTGGAGAACCGAAGAAACAAGTACTGACAGTCGTCGATTAACTCGAACCAATGATACTACTATAGATATCAGCACCGAACTTCGGCGGGTTGATATAACCACTCAAAATATTTGTAATCTTGCCTGTATTGGATGTAATCCTAGCAGCAGTTCAACCTGGGCAAAGGAATTGGGAATAACAGATCAAGATTATTCGTATGAAGATAAAATTAAAATATTTTTAAATCTTGATCATAGTAAAATTACACATATACATTTTACCGGCGGTGAACCACTGATGACATCTGAGCATTCCAAGATTTTAGAAATATATTCACAAACCGTTCCGTTATCACAATTGTATGTTAGTTATAATACAAATGTAACTTTTTTTCCAAATCAAAACGTTATTAATATGTGGGAACAGGTGAGATCACTGCATTTGATTTTTAGCATTGATGCCATTGGCAATCAAGCAGAATTATTGCGATGGCCGTGCAAATGGGATCAGGTGCGTGAGACTTTAGAAAAATTTAGTCAATTGCGTAAGGAAATCCCACATTTAAATACCAATTTTATTGCATGCGTATCAAATTACAATACACTTGAGTTACTAAACATTAAAAAGTTGTCTGACGAGTTTGGGACAAGTCATCCGTTACGATTGCAATTGCACAATGAAAGTATATATGGCCCTGAGATGATTCCGGACAACTTAGTTGATGCTACGGTTGAGTTATTGTCCAACGATGCGGTGTTTGATGATATAGTATCTAGAATTAAGATTCGGCCGGACGAGTTGACTGTCAACCAAAACTGGAACTACTGTATAAAATATCTTGATTCATTAGATGCCAAACGTGGCACAAACTGGCGAGATACCTTAAAAATAGGACAATACGTAAATTAATGTTCTCAGAACAAGCATTTGTAGAAAGGTAACAGTCTAGCCAAAGGTATTGACGAATTTGCTAATTCCTGTATAATACAATGTATTAACCTCAGGAGCATTTATGACTACAAAAACATTCAACGGCGATCAGAAAATTAAACTCACCCAAATTATCAACGAAGGTATGGGTGTCACACAAGAAATTGAAACACTACAGGGCGGGCTTAATGACACCATCAAAGCCATTGCAGAAGAACTAGAAATCAAACCATCTATCTTGAAGAAGGCTATCAAATTGGCACACAAAGCTGAATTTGGTAAAACAAAACAAGACCACGAGATTCTGGAAACAATTTTAGAAACCGTTGGCAAAACTCTATAAATACTGTTTTACACAGCGAGTCGCTCACGTTACGAGCATGAATCACGGCTTGCCGGCCATAAACGGAGATAGATGAGTTATATTGACGCAATTTTCGATCGCGAAAAAGATCGTATCCACGTGGTTGAACGCCGCAATGGCGAACGGGTTTATCGCGAGTACCCTGCCAACTACATATTCTATTACGACGACCCCAGGGGCAAGTTTCAATCAATCTATGGCACACCTGTGAATAGATTTTCAACACGTAATAACAAAGAATTTAGACGTGAGGTGCAAGGACAGTCTGGCAAACAACTGTACGAGAGTGATATTAATCCTATCTTTAGATGTTTGGAAGAGAACTACAAAAATCAAGATGCACCAGAACTACACACAGCATTTTTTGACATCGAGGTTGCATTTGATCTTGAGCGTGGATTCTCTCCAGTGGATGATCCGTTCAATCCAATCACAGCTATATCGGTATACTTAGATTGGCTGGATCAGCTGGTGACACTGGCTGTGCCGCCCCGGGGATTGAGCTGGGAGACTGCACAAGAGCTTGTTGCAGAATTTGACAATACTCTGTTGTTCGAGCGTGAGGAGGATATGATCAAAACATTCCTTGATCTCATTGACGATGCTGATGTACTAAGCGGATGGAACAGCGAAGGATATGACATTCCATACACTGTCAATAGAACCATACGTGTGCTGAGTAAAGATGATACCCGCAAGTTTTGCCTGTGGGGTAAACTGCCCAAACAACGTACATTTGAACGATTTGGTGCCGAAGCCCAGACATATGATCTAGTTGGTCGAGTGCATATGGACTATATGCAACTGTATCGCAAGTACACATACGAAGAACGTCACAGCTATAGCCTTGATGCCATTGGTGAACACGAACTCAACGAGCGCAAGACTCAGTTCGAAGGCACATTGGATCAACTGTACAATCAACACTTTAAACGGTTTATTGAATACAACCGTCAGGATACCTTGCTGCTACACAAGCTGGATCGCAAACTACAGTTTTTGAGTCTAGCAAGCGAGTTGGCCCACGCCAATACTGTGTTGTTGCAAACAACCATGGGCGCAGTGGCTGTGACAGAACAGGCCATTATCAACGAGGCACACGAGCGTGGTATGGTTGTGCCCAATCGCAAGCAACGGCTGACCGACGACGACACTCAGGCTGCTGGTGCGTATGTAGCATATCCTAAAAAAGGCCTGCACGACTGGATAGGGTCAGTTGATATTAACTCACTGTATCCATCTGCAATTCGTGCTATGAACATGGGTCCAGAAACCGTGGTAGGACAACTGCGTCCGGTCATGACTGATCGCTATATTAAAGAAAAAATTGCCAAAGGAGCCAGCTTTGCAGCCGCATGGGAAGGCTTGTTTGGCAGTTTAGAATACACCGCTGTGATGGAACAACAGCGTGGTACAGAGATAACCATTGACTGGCAAGACGGCAGCAATAGTGTACATTCGGCTGCGGAGATTTGGAAAATTATATTTGATTCAAATCAACCCTGGATCATCAGTGCCAATGGAACTATCCTTACATATGAGAAGAAGGGCGTTATCCCGGGATTGCTGGAACGTTGGTACAGTGAGCGTCAGGAATTACAAGCCAAGAAAAAAGCAGCCAAAGATAAAAAGGAAGAAGCGTTCTGGGACAAACGTCAGTTGGTCAAGAAGATCAACTTGAACAGTTTGTACGGTGCTATTTTAAATTCTGGATGTAGATTCTTTGATCATAGGATTGGTCAAAGCACCACACTAACAGGCCGTGCTATTGCTCGACATATGGATGCACACATCAATGAATGCATCACGGGCAAATACGACCACACTGGTGATGCAATCATTTATGGCGATACTGACTCTTGTTATTTTTCTGCATGGCCGGCGGTAAAGGCAGAAGTGGAACAAGGTAGAATGACCTGGTCAAAAGAAACAGCCATTGCATTGTATGATTCTATTGCGGAACAAGCCAACTTGAGCTTTCCGGGATTTATGGAACAAGCATTTCATTGTCCACGAGAAATGGGTGCATTGATTGCTGCTGGTCGTGAATTGGTAGCAGATCGCGGATTGTTTATCACAAAGAAACGCTATGCTGTAAACATCATTGACTTAGAAGGCAAACGCCTGGATGTAGAGGGCAAGAAGGGCAAGACCAAGGCCATGGGGCTGGATCTAAAACGCAGTGATACCCCCAAAGTTATTCAAGACTTCTTGTTAGAAATTCTAAATAGTACATTGCACGGGGCAGATCGAGAAAACATCATTGAACGTATTCGTAAATTTAAATATGAGTTTAAGGATCGACCGGGTTGGGAAAAAGGCAGTCCCAAGCGTGTGAACAACTTGACCAAGTATCGCAAAGAAGAAGAACGGCTTGGCAAGGCCAACATGCCCGGGCATGTGCGAGCTGCTATCAACTGGAATAACTTGCGTAAAATGAATTCAGATAACTATTCAATGGCAGTTGTTGATGGTATGAAAACCATTGTATGTAAGTTGAAACCAAATCCATTGGGGTGGACCAGTATTGGATATCCCACTGACGAGATGCACTTGCCACAATGGTTTAAAGATTTGCCATTTGATGATAGCAAAATGGAGGCAACAGTTGTGGATCAAAAGATCGATAACTTGTTGGGTGTGCTGGAATGGGATTTGGCAGCTGCAACTAACACAGAAAATACATTTACCAGTTTGTTTACATTCAAATGAAACTCAGCAATATTGTCCGTTATCGTAATCACCTTGATACTATCAATCTGGATGCCACACGGCATCGAGCAATGCATGAATTAGATGCCATGCAATGTACAGTTGTCAACAGCAATTTGCAAGTGGGAAACTATACAGAACAAATTCAAGAAAAGTTCGCAGCAGCAAATGTAGCTGTGGATGAGCTAGGGCAGGTGTTGCAAAATCTACGTGATGAGCTGGATGTGATGATCCAACAGCAGGAGCCTGAGTATATGTCCGAGAGCACACGATTGTATGAACAAGATATGGTGTGGGAGACCACCGAATATATTCTCAATCGGCGAATGGGCATGGATGACAATAGCAAAGACCGATTGCTTGCACGAATACGCAATCTGTCTGATTGGCGAGTGCCCGGCATGATTATAAGACCCGGCAACGAAGATTTCATCCAGGAACTGGTGCCACTTGATCCATTGTATGTTGTTGATCATGACATGGATCTTATTACTCCAAGTACCGGTAGATTTAATGAAGTGTATCAACGTAGATTGCGTCCCTATGTTGTCACAGAAACAGACCCTGAGATATTGGGTGCATTGCCCAACAACCAATTTGGATTGGTGTTTGCTTACAATTTCTTCAATTACAAACCATTTGAAGTATTACAACGATATCTCAGCGAAATCTACAATAAATTGCGCCCCGGCGGTGTGTTTATTATGACATTTAACGATTGTGACCGAGGACACGGTGTGGCATTATTTGAATCTAAATTCATGTGCTACACTCCACGATCACATGTTGCAAATTTTGCAGAACAAGTTGGGTTTGATATTGCGTATAACCACACCGGCCTTGGAAATTTAAGTTGGATTGAATTGACTCGTCCGGGAAAAATTGTCAGCTTGAGAGGCGGACAACCACTGGCTGCAATTATTTCAAAATAGCTTGCTAAATCTAAATAAACCCTGTATACTTAACACATAGGAGAAATATATGAGAGACTGTTTGAATGACTTGGTGCAACACACCGTGGATCTAGGTTGTATTGACCTGATCAAGATTGTAGGAACTGACGCATCCACACAAATTGAAGGCATGGCCGACGATGTGAGTGTGGTAGTAAGGGGTGAATATAAAAATCCATTGGCCGATTTTATTGGTACATTTGGTATGCCTAATTTGAGTAAACTTAAAATATTGCTGAACTTACCAGAATATAAAGAAGACGCCAAGTTAAACATTACCAAGCGTGCCACTGGTGAACCCGACGGCATTAACTTTGCAAATAAAATTGGTGACTTCCGGAACAATTATCGATTTATGGCATCTGGCATTGTGAGTGAAAAACTTAAACCCAGTACGTATAACACACCCAAGTGGCATATTGAGTTTGAACCCACTGTTGCTAGTATCATGCGATTGAAAATGCAAATGAGCGCAAATACCGACCACCCAAATTTCCAAGTTAAAACCGATGGCACCGACTTGGTATTTTCTTTTGGTGATCATTCTACGCATGCTGGTAGTTTTGTATTCTATGCTGGTATCACGGGACAATTGAAACGTGCATGGAGTTATCCTGCCTCAGCAGTTTCCAGTATCTTGGCGCTGGTTGGCGACAAGACTGTTCGCATCAGTGATGACGGAGCAGCACAGATCACTGTTGACTCGGGTATTGCTGTGTATAACTACATCCTTCCCGCACACACCAAGTGATCACACAAGATAACTTAACCGCTAAACAGCTTGGACCAGACGGGCAAAGCCAATATGCTGTTTTCCTTCCGGCCATCTCAGGCTTCTATGCCACCTTTGTGGGCAAGCAACGTGATCCTGTAAATGGACCATATGTAGATCCTGCTAGATTTCCGCAAGGACTCACAGACATGGAACAGTTGAATTGGCTCAACAGTCAACAAGCATTGTTCCCATACAAGTGGTCATTGTACTCCAGCGGCCATGCCAACTTGGATTTAAACAAACAAGACTGGTCGGAAGACATGGTTCGTAATCGTGAGCCAGGTACGTTTATGTTAGGTGATTCCGGTGGATTCCAGATTGCCAAGGGACTGTGGGAAGGCGAATGGCGCGATCCTGGCAGTCAGGCAGTGCAACACAAGATGGCCAAACTAGTAGCAAAAGGATCAAAAAAAACTGTTAATGCCAAAGGCAAACAGATTAAAAAAGATCCTGCAGCAGACTATCAAAAATTAATAGATGCTGCACAGAAAAAACGTGATAGTGTGTTAAAGTGGCTAGACACAATTTCTGACTATGGCATGATTCTTGACATTCCTACCTGGGTGGTGCATGATAAAAAAGCAAGTAAAGCGTGTGGAATTACCACAATTCCGGAAGCAGTTGCAGCTACCAAATATAATAATTTATATTTTATGGCACACCGCAAGGGTGTAGAGAATGGTGGTGCAAAGTTTCTAAACGTGCTACAAGGCGACAACCATACTTCGGCAGAAGATTGGTATCAGGAAATGAAAGAATTTTGCGACCCTGCTATATATCCAGACACACACTTTGATGGGTGGGCAATGGGCGGACAGAATATGTGTGATGTCCACTTGATACTAAAACGGTTGATAACATTGAAATACGATAACTTGTTACAACAGGGCAAACACGACTGGATGCACTTCTTGGGCACATCAAAGTTGGAATGGGCTGTGCTACTCACTGTGATTCAACGGGCAGTTAGAAAATACGTTAATCCGGCTTTTACTATCAGTTTTGATTGTGCCAGCCCGTTCCTTGCTACTGCCAACGGACAAGTGTATTTTGAAAATGTATTTCCACAAGATGCCAAATGGTCATATCGTATGGCACCTGTGCTTGATGATAAGAAGTACGCAACAGATACACGCAAATGGTCTGCCGGAGTGTTAGCAGATTTGCCTGTTAAATATCCTACTACTCCAATTAAGAATTGGCAAGAAAGTCCTATTAGCAACATGCTAAAGATGAAGGACATTTGTATATACGCACCAGGTGATGTTAATAAGAATGGCAAGGAGCCAGAAAAAACCAGTTGGGATAGTTTCAGTTATGCTTTGCTAATGGGTCATAATGTTTGGATGCACTTGACTGCTGTGCAAGAAGCCAATCAACGTTTTGATGCAGGAGAGCATCCTGCCATGATGCGACATAGCAAAGGTGACTATGAATTTTTTGAAAATATTGTGGAACGTATCTTTTCTGCCACAACCAAAGAAGACAGCCTAGCCGAAATTGAAAAGTATGGTGACGATGATGGATACTGGACTGAAATTGTAGGCACCCGTGGGTTCAAAGGCAAGAAGGCAGTAAATGCACGTACTCAATACAATACATTGTTCAGTTCTGAAGAAATCCAGGTTGATCAGCAACCCGATGATAGTGTACAATTAGATATAACGGCATTGGATCAACTGGAACAGGCACACATATGATTAGAGACGGTCACGAGGATATTCAATTCTTCACAGGTATAGAAATAGAACATTCTCCTGCATTTGGCAAAAAAACATTGTTTGTGGTAGGAGTTCACCCAACTGATGAGATTGCAGCCAATTTAAACGGATGTGAACACATCTACTTTGGTGCCAATCAGAGCTTTCCCAACATCAACACCAATGATGGATTAAATTGGGCCAATTGGGAAAACATGATCAAGCCATTTTTAGAAAGCGGATATCTATGCACCCTTGACATTGATGTCAGTTGTGTGCAAGGATTGTTAGAAAGTTGTTTAGCAGATAATCATAATTTTATCCCAATGATATCTGTAAAACTTCCCTACATAAATCAACTGGGATACAATGCCACACTCAAGATTGACGACCGAGACTTTGAAGCAAGCAATCCCGGAGTATGGTGTCATAGCATACACAAACTGCAAGATCGGTCAGTGTTTACTGATTGGTCTAAATATACAAAGGATCACACACTATGAAAACTCCCTTAAAAGTTAAGGCATTAAAAATATCTCAAAAATTAATTGGGCTTAAACTTCCAACAAATTTGCACGGGCATGCTGGTCGTGCTCTAGAACAAATATTAGAAGACAATAACATAAAAATTAATCGCGGCTACGGTGTTGACATTGAGATTCTTGGGGTCGAAGTTAAGACTAGAGAACTTGGCGCAACTAGTTCGCAAACAATAGCAGATATGAGTCTAGACGATATTATAAATAACGATTACCAAAAATCACATGTGTATGAAAAATGTCAACGACAATTTAGAGTACACACTAACAACAATGTAATTGTTTCAGCAGAGATTTACGATTTCTCAACAAAACCGATTCAAACGCTCTTAGAGACTGCATACAATCATGCTAGGCAACAACTTATTAAAAACAAAGGGCTAACCTATACTAATTATAACGGGTTCTATGGATATTTTGAAAAGTGTGCCGGGCACACATCATACTCATTTAGATTGAGCAATACCGACATGAAAACTATTGAAAAAATGGCAAAATGTACTTACACAACTATGTTTAGCGAGGTAGCATGAATCAAGAACAACGACAACAAATTGAAAGAATTGTGACACATGCCCAACGTAAAATATGGATCACGTTCCGTAAGGAGGGTATCCATTGCTATCCGGCTGCTGCAAGTGACCCAACACTGGCAACCGGTGACGAATACGATGTTAGCTTTTTAAGTCATCCACATCGGCATATATTCCACTTTCGTGTGTGGATAGATGTGGTACATAACGACCGTGATATCGAATTCATTCAGTTCAAACGATGGTTGGAGAATTTATACAAGGATGGAATTCTACAACTTGACTATAAAAGTTGCGAGATGATGTGTGATGATCTATATACACATATTGCCGACAAACATCCAGGTCGTGCAGTCAGGATTGAGGTTTCCGAAGATGGTGAAAATGGTGCAACGATCAGTTATAATCTAACACAACCTTATCAATCAATCAAACTCTAAGAGGAAACTATGACTGGGCTCAATACCAATCAGATGAAATTTTATCAATCTCAAGTGTTAGACAATCTGAATCATTTTAGAGTTGCGTCAACTCCAACCGGGCTTATGAGAGAACGAGTTGATATGTTTTTGTTGTGGAAAACTATTGAGTATTTTCAACCAAAAAATCTATTAGAAATTGGAGTGTTTGCCGGGCAGAGCACAGGCCTTATGCTAGAGTCCTCTGGACCAGATGCAGACATCACCGCAGTAGATATAATTTTTAATCAAAAACATGTGTTTGAAAAAATATTTCCAAACAACAATATTAATTTTATCGAGATTGACAGTCGGCAATTACAGTTAGATCCACATAGCAAGTATGATTTTATATCAATTGATGGCAACCATAATTATGAATATGTATTGAATGATTTCCATAAATGTTTTCCTTGCGTAACTGAGACTACTATAATATGCATGGACGACTACTATCTACCTGGGGTAGAGTGTGTTATCCGCGAAGAATTATCAGGACAACACAATTTTGTACCGTTTATGGTTGGAGATCAATCAATGTTTTTCCATCATATCAGCCACTCAGCTGATGATTTTCTTGACCAGTGGATTCAAGACAGATCCAAGAATTTTATCCATTTTGAAAATATAGAAATGTTTGGGTTTCTTTTGCTACAAGCTAAATTACCAAACATATTTGTCGACCATCCAGATATATTTCGCCAATCTCTGGAATTTTATAAACTTTAACTTTTTAAGAAAGATACTATGGCAAAATCTACATTTGAACCCAATCCGCGTGTGGCAGAGATCTTTGAGGATCTTGACAAGTATTTGGGATTCTGTCAAGATTATGGATATCGCTATAACGAAGCGGATCTTTACAATTTCAAGAGTTATGTGTATCAGCAATACAATAAATTTGATCAAGGCAAAAATGCCAAGAACATGTGGTGGGAAGATGCCCGCAGATTTGCAGGATATCGCCCTGTATGAGAAAGCTCTACTACATGGGCTTGGAAAGTTACGAAGCCCGCTACACCCTACAACTGACAGAATGGAATCGACGTGTGTTTGACCGCAGAGGTCTTGACGTTGTGTATGTGCCTGGGCTTACCCTAGACAACAGTCAAAAGATTGTGGTAGGGCAAGTGTTGGACGCACACGGACGCAGTTACTTTGGTATGAGCCAAATGATGAATCTAGTTCGTCTCATGCAACAAGGCGAAGTTACCAGTGAAGATGTTATCTACTTTGAAGACATGTTTCAACCCGGCATTGAGAGTTTGCCGTATATTCTCGATCAAGTCCCAGCTAACATGCGTCCTAGGATTTATGTCCGTTGTCTTGCTCAGTCCATTGATCCCGACGATTTTGTTCATGTATGGGGTATGGCAGGGTGGATGTCAACTTATGAAAAAATGGTTAACCACTTTGTTACAGGTGTGCTTGCGACCAACGAAGAAATGGTCGCACACATGCGTATTGCCGGGTGGACTGCTCCTATCTATAACATTAGTGGCTTGGCATTTGGCAAGGAAGAAGTGCTTGAACGGATTGGTGGTGTTGCTAACATCAAGCCGTTCAACGACCGGCCACGCAGAGTAGGATTTGCAGCAAGATGGGATCAAGAGAAACAACCGGGTTTCTTTATGGATCTAATCGAAATGTACAGAGAGCTGACTACACAACCATGCGAGTTTGCAATTTATTCTGGTGGTGCATTGCGTAGTAACAATCCAGACTATGTGACTCGAGCACGTGAAATGGAACAAGCCGGCAAGTTAAAAATCTATGATAACATAAGCAAAAATGATTACTACGCTCACCTTAATGATACTCGTGTGTTGTTTAATTGCGCCCTTCAAGATTGGGTTTCAAACACAGTCAGCGAAGCAGATACTCTTGGGTGTAATGTTTTATACCCTGCTTATAGGTCTTTCCCTGAAACTTTTTCTAATGACCCTAACCGGCTTTACGTTCCTTGGAGCATAGACGATGCTTATCACAAGATGCAAAACTTGCTGCGTGACCCGCACCACAACATGGGACTGATCAGTGACTGGAACAATGGCACTGTTGATCGTGTGATTGATATCATTACCGGTCAAGGTGAGCAATGGAATCGTGCTGGTAATCGCTATCGTGATCATGTGGCTCACGAGAAATATCAAGTTGTAAAGATTGAAGAATGAGTACCATAGTAGTTACTGGTGCAGCCGGCTACATAGGCGGCCATATTGCATTACGTCTTAAAGATGCCGGACATGTAGTTGTTGGGATTGATCGGCGGCCACTTCCCAGGCATCTTGACAACGGGGTAATGAGTTTCTTCCAGGCAGACTTTGATAGTGATATTACTAAAAAACATTTGCTTGAAGTGCGGCCTGCTGCCATTATACATTGCGCCGGCACAAGTTTGGTTGGTCCAAGTTTGTCAACTCCCATGGAGTACTATCATAACAACGTGATCAAGACCGTCCATCTGTTGGATTTTATCATACAAACCATGCCGCAAACTAAAGTTATTTTTAGTTCATCGGCGGCAGTGTATGGCACGCCAATTATGACTCCGTGTCACGAAGTTGATCCACGTGAACCAATCAGTCCATATGGTGAAAGTAAACTTATGGTTGAACAAATATTGGAAAGTTATCACAAGGCATACGGTCTTGATTATGTTGCTTTTCGCTATTTCAATGCATGTGGCGCAGACACAAACAGCCGGCACGGACAAGAACCCGGGGCCACACATATCATTGCCCGAGCTCTTGAGAGCATACGAGATACCAAGCCATTTACATTGAATGGTACAGACTATTCCACCGATGACGGCAGTTGTGTAAGAGATTATGTCCACGTGCAAGACATTGCTGACGCACACGTAAGTGCATTGTATGCCGATACTCCGTTGGGCGTGTATAATCTTGGAACAAGCACAGGTACTAGCAATTTAGAAATTATTAATGCTGCCGAACGCATTACTGGAAAAACATTACAAGTAGTCGCAGGCCCACAACGCAATGGCGACCCGGCTACGCTTACTGCTAGTGCAGATAAATTCGGTAGAATATATAAAGACTGGCGGAAATTTACACTTGACGATATGATTTCACATGCATGGGCCTGGTACAATGTTTGACAAAATCCTGCAGTTTGAACAAGCACTAGCAGAGTTCACCGGCGCCCCTTATGCCGTCATGACTGACTGTGGCACACACGCCATTGAGTTGTGTTTACGGTATGACCAAGTCAAGGAGTGCAAATTTACTCCTTATACCTATCTAAGCATTCCAATGACCATGCACAAACTAGGTATCAAGTATGAGTATCTCGACCACGCCTGGCAACGATGGATTGGAGAATACCCATTTGTAGGCACACGAGTATGGGATTCGGCACGTAAACTTGAAAAAGATATGTACCAACCAGGTACCATGCAATGTCTAAGTTTTGGTCATACCAAAATTTTAGGCATCGGCAGAGGCGGTGCAATTCTATTGGATGATGTCGAAGCTTATGATACCATGTTGGCTCAACGGTATGATGGGCGTGATCTAACTATTGCTCCATGGCAATCACAACAGGTGTTCCAAGTAGGCTACCATTACAAGCCCACCATTGAAGAGGCCATACTGGGTCTTGAATTGCTGCCGTTAATTCAGCCCGGTAGCCAGGATGTCAGTTACCCAGATTTAAGAAAAATAACCATTGTGCCTTGACACCGCAATCTAAATACATTATAATAACACAAAGTCATCCACGACTATTAACTCGGAGAAATTCAATTGACAGAACCAGTGACATTAAACAACATAGACGATAAGGGCTATGAAGAAGGATATCTAGGCAATTCTATTCGTGCTAAAATGAAACGTGAGGGCAAGCGTTTTTGGGCAGGCGATAATGTAAGTGACTATTTGGTTGGTCCTGATAAAGAAGATTTGATTGATGAAGCCACGGCAGCATTTGAACAGGTGTTAGATGCATTGCTTATTGATCGCGTGAATGATCCCAACTCAAAAGGCACAGCAAGACGCCTGGCCAAAATGTACTTTAACGAAATAATGGCAGGTAGATATGAACCAGCACCAGACGCAACAGCTTTTCCGAATGATAGCACTGACCGTTACGAAGGTATGTTGGTTGTCCGCAGTGAGCTTCGCAGTATGTGTAGCCATCATCACCAACCCGTTAGTGGCGTTGCTTATATTGGAATCATTGCTGCTAATAAACTTATTGGTTTATCTAAGTATACTCGTATTGCTCAGTGGTGCGCTAGGCGTGGAACACTACAGGAAGAACTTTGTAACGACATTGCAAGAGAAATCATGAAGGCTACTGATAGCAAAGATGTTGCAGTATATGTGCAGGCCATACACGGCTGCTGTGAGAATCGAGGTATCATGGCACATTCAAGTCTCACACAAACCACTGTGCTCAAGGGTGCATTCAAAGACGATGGCAATACCAAAAAAGAGTTTTTTGACAATATCAAACTGCAACAGGAATTTGCCCCACGATGATACATTACAAAACACTTGATGAAGCCGCGGCTGCTGGTGGAGCACCTTGGGATCAACCGGTAGAAGACCTCAGTGACTTCCATGTAGCTGTGTTTCGAGATCGATATCCCGTTACTCTGGGTCATTTGTTGTTTGTGCCCACCTACAACATCCTGACCGTTATCAACGATGCATTTGAAAGTGCATTAAGACATGGTGAGGCCATGGTCAAACGAGGTGAATGTTTGGGTTACAACATCGGATTCAACTCCGGCGGTGTGGCAGGCCAGACTGTGATGTATCCACATATTCACCTGATCCCCCGACGGTCCGGCGACTGTGCAGATCCAGTTGGTGGTGTGCGTGGCGTGATTCCGGGACAAGCCAACTACAAGAAGGCCGACTATCAACTGCCGGCATAAGTAATGATCTACTCCGGTCTCTAAGCATCATCCCGGTATACAAACTCTGCTGCCTATGCTATAATCTAACATAGGAGAAAATCATGGCAAAATATATCTCGACAAAAACATACAACCAAATTGGTCCAGTGGCCTATCGTCAATGGCGTGCCGATAGTCATTGCAATCTGATTCACGGTTACGCATTGAGCTTTCACTTTGAATTTGAAGCAGACACATTGGATGCTCGTAACTGGGTTACCGACTTTGGCGGCCTTAAACCTCTAAAGAGCGTGTTAGAAGATTGGTTTGATCACACATTGTTGGTGGCACAAGACGATCCCATGCGCGAACATTTACTAGAACTTGGTCGACTTAAACTTGCTAAAATTACAGAAGTAGAGAAGACTGGATGTGAAGGGCTTGCTGACTTTTTATACGAATACGTAAACACAATTTTTCTGCCAAACTGCGGCAAAACAGAATCAGAACGTGTGTGGTGT